GCGATGGGCATTGCCATTGAGAAGTATGTCTCGATCCACAAGATCGTTGAAGGCATCGAAAAAGGCATCTACAAGAAGGTAGACATTGGTTCTACATACGAAGATCAGTCCTTAGAGCCTACTCAAGAGCTGTCTCAGTATCAGGATGACAAAGTTAAGCTCATTACTTACTATGGTTTAGTGCCTCGTGAGTACCTGACTGACGGTGAAGAGGTCGAATACGAAGAACTTTTCCCCGAAGGCTCAGAAGCTGACGACTACTGTAACATGGTTGAAGCCATTGTCGTTATCGCTAACGATAATCTGCTCCTAAAAGCTGAAGAAAACCCCTATATGATGAAGGATCGTCCTGTGGTGGCTTACCAGGATGATACTGTCCCTGGTCGTTTCTTTGGTCGCGGAACCGCAGAGAAGGGCTACAACATGCAGAAAGCCATTGATGCACAGTTACGTGCTCACTTGGACTCTCTGGCCCTCACAACTGCTCCCATGATCGCTATGGACGCTACGCGCCTGCCTCGTGGAGCTAAGTTTGAGATTAAACCGGGTAAGGCAATCCTTACAAACGGTTCTCCTAGCGAAATCCTCTATCCCTTCAAGTTCGGTCAGACAGACGGTAACGCTGCTCAGACGGCTCAGAACTTTGAGCGTATGCTTCTCCAGGCCACAGGCACTGTTGACAGCGCAGGGATGCCCTCTAATGTGCCCCGTGACGCTACCGCAGGTGGTATGTCGATGGCGATGGCTGGAATCATCAAGAAGTACAAACGTACTTTGACGAACTTCCAAGAAGATTTCATGATTCCTTTCATTCAGAAGGCTGCTTATCGCTATATGCAGTTCGATCCTGAGCGTTACCCCTCTGTGGACATGAATTTTGTGCCTACAGCTACTCTGGGTGTGCTTGCTCGTGAGTTTGAACAGCAGCAACTGATTGGTTTGTTACAGACACTCGGCCCGAATACGCCTGTTCTTCCTTTGATTCTGAAAGGGATCTTACAGAACAGCTCTCTCAGTAACCGTGGCGAGCTTATCCAAGCCCTTGAGCAGATGTCTATGCCTGATCCGCAGGCACAACAGGCTGCACAACAGCAACAACAGATGCAACTTGCTCTGGTACAGGCTGAATTGGCTGATAAACAATCCAAAGCACAGAAACAGTCCGCTGAAGCTCAGAAAGCTCTGGTTGACGCTCAAACTGCTCCTCAAATTGCTCAAGCTAAGATTATCGGTGCATTATCGACCAATCTTAACGAGAACAACGAGGGTCAAGACTTTGAACGTCGCCTGAAGTTGGCTGAGTTGGCTCTGAAACAAGAAGATATTCGCTCCAATGAGCGCATTGCAACGCTTCAGACACGAGCCAAGCTTATCAAATAACTAACACAACCAAGGAATAACCTATATGGCTCCTGATTTACAAAAATATTACGAAGATCAGTTCTCGATGATGGCTACTCAAGGCTGGGCAGACATCATTGAGGACTTTCAAAGGTTAAAAGCAAGTATTAACGATGTGGCATTGACTACGGACACACAAGATTTATTTTACCGTAAAGGTCAATTGGACATCTTAGACTTGATTTTAAAGCGCAAAGATACGTGCGAAAAGGTATATGAGGAGCTTCTCAATGAGCAGGGAGACCTGCGATGAAGAGAATGTTTGACTTCCTATGCCAAGACGGTCACGAATCTGAGCGTTTGGTTGACGACAGCATCAGGACTATTGAGTGTCCTGCTTGTGGTAAGGATGCTAATCGTCTAGTTTCATCTCCGCAAGTTAAGCTGGAAGGGTTCACTGGAGCTTTCCCAGACGCTTACGACAGATGGAGCAAAGTAAGGGCTGAAAAGCTCAAACAAGAGCAGAAACGTAATGCTGAATAAGCACGTTCTGAATTTATTATTAAATCCGCAACAAAGTGAGGACTTCTCGCTGCGCTGCGATATATCCTGTAATCCAACACGGACAGGGAAAGGTTAGGTATGGCTTTAATTGACAACGAAGAACTGACTCAAGATAGCATCAGCGAGTTAGACGCAGAAGAACAGAAAACTCAGGAAGTTGAGCAGACTACTGAGGAACCTAAATCTGTAGAGATTCCCGAGAAATACAAGGGCAAGAGTCTTGAGGATATTGTGAAGATGCACCAGGAAGCTGAAAAGCTCATCGGTCGTCAAGCACAAGAAGTTGGTGAAGTTCGGCGCTTAGCTGATGAACTTTTGAAGCAGCAACTCTCCAGCAACAAGAAAGCTCAACCAGAAGTACAAGAAACACAAGAGATCGACTTCTTTGAAGATCCGAAGACAGCGGTTCAGAAGGCTGTGGCAACACATCCTGACGTTCTTGCAGCAAAGCAGGCAGCACAGCAGTTAAAGGCTATGCAAACGCAGCAGCAGTTAGCTACTAAGCACCCTGACTATGCTCAAGTCGTTCAAGATGGTGAGTTCATTGAGTGGGTTAAAGCATCACCCTTGCGACTGAATATGTTCGCAATCGCTAATGCCCAATATGACTTTGCCGCAGCAGACGAATTACTGTCTACGTTCAAACAGATCCGCACAGCTAAGACAACTCAGACTCAAGAAGCTGGTAAGCAGGCGCTTAAACAGAACTTGAAGGCTGCTTCTGTCGATGTTGGCGGTACTGGTGAATCCTCGAAGAAGGTTTATCGCCGTGCCGACCTTATCCGGCTACGTATGAATGACCCTGCACGTTATGATGCCCTCCAAGATGAGATTATGGCAGCATACGCAGAGGGTCGAGTTAAGTAAATAATTTATTTTCAATTTAATCTACAGGAGATTTAAAAATGGGTTTAGGTACCAATCACGTTACTACTACGACTTCCGCAACGTTTATTCCCGAAGTCTGGAGTGATGAAATTATCGCAGCTTACAAGAAGAACCTCGTTGCTGCTAACCTCGTTAAGAAGATGAACTTCAAGGGCAAGAAAGGTGACACCGTTCACATTCCCGCCCCCACCCGTGGCGACGCTTCGGCTAAAGCTGCTTCCACCCAAGTGACCCTGATTGCTGCTACCGAGTCTGAGAAGACCGTGAGCATCAACCAGCACTGGGAATACAGCCGCCTGATCGAAGACATCGTTGAAGCTCAAGCTCTGGCTTCGCTGCGTCAGTTCTACACTGATGACGCTGGCTACGCTCTGGCTAAGAAAGTTGACTCCTTTCTGGTGCAACTTGGCCGTAAAGCCAACGGCGGTGACGGCACTGCTGCTTACACTGGCGCTTACTCTGGTGCTGACGGTACTACCACCTACACCGGCACTGCTGGCGCTCTGACCGATGCAGCTATCCGTCGCTCGATTCAGCGTCTGGACGACAACGATGTGCCGATGGACGGTCGTTTCCTGATCGTTCCCCCGAGCACTCGTAACACCTTGATGGGCATCGCTCGTTTCACCGAGCAAGCCTTCGTGGGCGAGACCGGCGCTGGTAACACCATCCGCAACGGTGAAGTTGGCAACGTGTACGGCATCCCCGTGTTCGTGACCACCAACGCTGACGCTGCTACCGATGGCGACCGTATCTGCTTACTGGCTCATAAGGACTTCGCTGTTCTGGTTGAGCAAATGGGCGTGCGTACCCAGACTCAGTACAAACAAGAATACCTCGGTACTCTGTTCACTGCTGACGTTCTGTTCGGTGCTGACGAGCTGCGTGACGGTTCTGCCGTGTGTTTGGCCGTTCCGGCCTAATTTACTGAGTAGGTAAACGGTTGGCCCTTCGCAAGAGGGGCCTTCCTTGTATCTACTCTAAAGGAGATAATAGATGGGTATTAAATTTAAGTGCTTACAAAGTGGTAACGAATTCGAGTTCCACACTGAGCATGACATCAAGACAATGCGTACACACCCTGGCTATCAGGAAGTCTTACAAGAAGTACAAGAATCTGAGGATACTTTAACTATTCGTAAGCCTGGACGACCGAAGAAGACATTTGAGGAACAATAATGCGTGAATTCTCAGTAGGAAACAACCTTACAGCAGCTACAAAAACTACGGTTTATACAGTTCCTACTGGCTACTACGCTAAATGGAACCTATGCTACGTTGTTAACCATACCGGCAACAATAAGACCATTGATGCTATCTGGTACGACGCAAGCGCCAACACTGAAATCTATGTGTTAGACAGTTACATCCTTAGCCCGACTCAGTTCATTAAGTTTGACGGCGGCGCTTATGTTGTTCTCGAAGAAGGCGATCAAATCCGATTAGAGTCTGAATCAGGCTCCACAATGTCTGCTATTAATACTTTTGAACTGATCCGTAAAGGTTAAAATCATGGCTGTTTCAGACCAAGAAGTTGCTGCGTGGCTTGCAGCTAATCCGACTGCCTCTAATGCAGAAATTGCTCAAGCAGCCGCTGCTGCCGGTGTTGATGCTAATCAGTTTGAGCGCGTGACAGGAGTGCCTGCACCGTTTCAGATCACTTATGGCGGGGAGATGAATACTCCTATTGCCTACAGCACTAAGCAGAATATTGGTAATGATATTGTCGATATTCAGTACGGCCCTAGCGGTCAGCAGTTAAGTGCTACAGGTATGCCAACAACTATCAATGGTCAGCGAGTTGTTACAGATTATTCTCCTTCGGGGCAACCCTCTTATCGGCTCTATAATGAACCTGGGATGTTCAATGAACTCCTCAATGCTGCTGCTTATTTAGGCAAAGGCTACGGTTTAGTTACTGGCTTAGATGCTTTATTAGGTAGTCTTCCCTCTTTAGGTTCCAGCGCAGCCTCTTCCGCTGTTGATGCTGACATCGCAGGTGGAATGATTCCTGAATATGGGACTAATCAAGCATATGATGCTTTTATGTCTCAAGCAATGACTCCTGAAGCTATCGCAGCTTTAGAGAAACAGATTGCAGAGAGCTCTGTCAGTGGTCTTAACTACCAAGACATCCTGAATCAAGGAGGCATGATTACAGATATTGCTTCTGGTAACTTCATGGGGCCTCTTACGGCTGATGAGCTTGGTAATGCTTTTGAGAAGTACATGGCAGAGTCTGGTTACTTCCCTATTACCGATATTAACACTCCTGTAAGTACGGTTGTTACAACTCCTCCAACAACGACTACGCCTCCCGCTGATGTTGTCACTCCTGGTACTAAAGTTGTAGATCCTGATTTAACTAAGATTGTTACTTCCGGCTTGACTAAAGTACTTCCTGGTTTGTTGACATTGGGCGGCGTTAAAGCACTGACAAATCAACCTGCCACGACAGGCGGTCTTCCTACTCAACAAGCACCTACAAATAGCCCTGAGTATTATCAGGCAATCCAACAATACTATAACACGTATA